AAGAAAAAGCCGGGGAATGACACAAGAAGAACTGGCTGCGGCATTATTTGTATCTAGAACTGCAATTTCAAAATGGGAATCCGGAAGAGGATATCCGAGCATAGATTCATTAAAGGAAATATCTCGATATTTTTCTGTGTCGATTGATGATCTGTTATCTGGAGAACAGTTGATTTTGATTGCAGAAAAAGAAAACAAATCAAATCTCAATAGTGTATGTGACTTATTATGGGGATTTGTTGACTTGCTTTCTTTGATGCTTATTTTTCTTCCGCTGTATCCCAAGCCGGTCAATGGTTATATCTATTCGGTAAATCTTTTTGAGTATGTAGATAATAATAAATGGATTATTACCATTTATTGGATAATGTTCATCACTTTAACGATTATCGGGATTGTGAAAATATTGATGGTCTATTTCAAATTTGAAAAAGGCAAAAAGGTGATTACTGCATTGTCTATAGGATGCAGTGTTATCGATGTTTTGTTTTTGGCAATGATGAAAGAACCATATGCAATAATAGTTGCTTTTCTGCTATTACTGATCAAAAGTGGTCTCCTTTATAAACAAGCCAAGGCAGGCTGATCAGGTATTGTCCCCTACAACTTCAAGTTTAATGTGTTTTGCAAAGTCGCTGATATCATTGAAGGTAATGGAGCAACATCATATTTCTGACAAATTCCCGAACAGATGTCCCCGCTTTGACCAATTTCCAGACAGCAAGAACCGATGTGATTATGTTCCTTACTGTCTCGGGGCACGTTGAGACGGTGGTATTGATGTCAAGGGTCAAGGATTAATGTGTGCAAAAGCCCTTGAAACAAGGCGCTTTCCGGGTTTCGATTGCTTTCGGATGGTCGAGTGAATAACCGCTCCGTGGTAACTTATCCAAAGCCGATTTATGGCAAAAATGTGATAGGGTTGGGTTGCCAAGATAGATGTCGGGGTCGGGTGTTCGAGATAGATGTCAGTGGCTTTTTGAGTGTTCGGGTTAGATGTCAGAGCCGGGAAGGCTTAAAAATGAGGGATTCTGGTCTGGTTGCTCGATGTTATTATACGTTGCTTGCGGCAACGGGGTATACGGGGGTAAGGTGCTTGCGAAAGGAGGTCGTTTATCATGCTTAGTGAAAATATCAAAACGATCAGAAAATCAAAAGGTCTTTCGCAGGATGAACTTGCAATAAAGCTGAATGTGGTACGCCAGACTGTATCAAAATGGGAGCGGGGGTTATCGGTTCCGGATTCAGAGATGCTGATCTCCATATCTGAAGCACTCGAAACTCCGGTAAGCACATTGTTGGGTGAAAATATCGAAGAGCCTGAGACAAATGAACTAAAAGCAATCTCTGAGAAACTGGAAGTCATCAATCTTCAGCTTGCACAGAGAAAAGAGCGGAGCAGAAAATTGTTGCGATGGTTCTTTTTCATCCTATGTGCTGTCACAGTCATAATCTTTGCAGTCATCGGTTTCGCAGGAAGCCCATATCTTGGTTGGGATTTTAGTGATCCTGAAATTGCGTTTGCAGGGACGATACTTCATGGATTTGAATGGGTATTTGTAAGAATAGCACCTTTGTTATTGATAGGCGGCATCATTGGATTGATTATGACTCGTCGAAAAGAATAAAGAATCACCGTTTTGTAAAAGAAGAGAGCAAGCCACCCTGTAGGTTAATCCCAAGGGCAGCTTGCTCTTATTCTGTAATATCAACGCTTACGCCGGATTTGAATTCGACCGTGAAGTGGTCGGTGAAGACGGTGATCTTCTCGATGAGCCGTCTGACCAGTTCCTCGTCAAAGTCTGTGACCTCGGTTGCTTGCTGACTGATGAAGCCCTGCAGCTCCTTGATCCTGTTCATGGCTTCCTCGCGGCTGTGGCTGTCGACGGCAGCTTTTTCTTTCTGTTCCCTGAGCCGGAAGATTTCGTCCGCGATGGCATTGTAGTCCTGCTTGTTGTTAGCCTTCTTGATGAGCTCCTTTTGCAGTTCTTCCAGCCGTGCCTGAATGCCGTCCGGCGAAAGGGTGTCTGCATTGACCACGGCCTTGGCGATGTTCTCCTGCAGAGTCTTCAGGAAGGTCTTTCTTTCGCTCAGAATCTGGTTGAACGCCTTGATTGTGATCTCCTGCAAGACTGTCTCATTGACCGTGCGGTTGTTGCATGGCACTTCTGCGGGAGTCGTTTCCAATCGACTGATGCACCGCCAGACGATGGATTTGCAGCCGTGGTTGTTCCAGTGAACGCGGCGGTAAAGCTCTCCGCACTCACCGCAGAAAACCATCTGCGCAAAACAGTGATTGCAAGAGAAGCTCCGTTTTCTGCCGGAAGGGCTGACGTGGACTACCCGGCGGCGAACAAGCTCAGCCTGCACCTGCATGAAGAGGTCTTTCGGAATGATGGCAGGATGGTCGTCCTCGACGTAGTACTGAGGAACCGTGCCGTTGTTCTTGATCCGCTTCTTGGTAAGGAAGTCTGTGGTGTAAGTCTTTTGCAACAGGGCGTCGCCGATGTATTTCTCATTCCGTAGAATCTTATTGATTGTGCTCGTCCACCATTTTGTGTTCCCGGCTCCGGTGAGGATGCCGTCCGCTTCGAGCCCGGCGGCAATCTTGTCCATGCTGGAGCCCTCAAGGTACTCTCGGTAGATCCTTTTTACGATCTCTGCTTGCTCAGGGTCGATGACCAGATGACCGTTCTCGTCCTTGGTGTACCCGAGGAAGCGATTGTGATTGACCTGCACCTTTCCTTGCTGGTAGCGGTACTGCAGACCGAGCTTCACGTTCTGGCTGAGCGACTGGCTTTCCTGCTGGGCAAGGCTCGCCATGATTGTGATCAGCACTTCGCCCTTGGCATCCATCGTGTTGATGGACTCCTTTTCGAAGTAGACCGGGATGTTCTTGTCCTTGAGCTGGCGGATGTACTGGAGGCAGTCGAGGGTGTTGCGGGCAAAACGGGAGATCGATTTAGTGATGATCATGTCGATGTTCCCGGTCATGCACTCGTCGATCATGCGGTTGAATTCGTCGCGCTTCTTTGTGTTGGTGCCGGAGATGCCGTCGTCCGCAAAAATGCCAGCCAGCATCCATTCTGGATTCTTCTGGATGTACTCGGTGTAGTGAGTGACCTGCGCATCGTAGCTGGTTTCCTGCTCGTCGGAATCCGTGCTGACGCGGCAGTAGGCTGCGACGCGGAGCTTTGGCTGTTCGCTTTTTTTGACCGTGTTCCCGACCTGCGGTCTGGCGGGAATGAACATTACGTTTGCCATCAGACCACCTCACTTTCGATGAGGCCATAAAGGTACTCGGCTTGCAACCTCGGATCGTCGTAATGCTCCGTTGCATCGCCAAGATGGAAGCAGGTAGGAATCTCATCCTGCTTCGCTGTCTTCTTGCGATTTAGCCTACCGAGCTTACCGGCGCGTCTGATTCGTTCTTCGGAAGCTTTGTCGAAGGTCTCCTGGTCGATAATGGCGGGGTAGAAGTCATCGCCAAGGTAGTGCTTATTCTCCATGAGGCGTTTTGCTGTTCCGTGGTAGGTTTCGATCCCGGCTTTGGCAGCAGCTGTCTTAAGTGCCATGCCTGATAGGTAGTTCTCGTAGAGCTTTCGGATATTTTCAGCTTTTTCCTCGTCGATGATGGCACCGCCGTTTTCAATAATGTAGCCGTAAGGCGTGTGTCCCATGTCATCACATCCTTTCCTTCAGAGTCAGACCGCATTTGAGTTCAAAGCATGCTTCATGCCTTGAGCGGATGACGATGCGTCTGACGTGTTTTTCAAATAGGTTTTTATCAAAGGCGGTAAGCATCTCGCCTTTTTCTGCAAAATGCAGAAGCTCCGTGGTTGCCGCGACCTTCGTGACATCACCGGAGACATCGTTTTTCAGCGCCTCGATCTCACTTCGGAAGCTGTCCGCCTGTGAGAGGAGCTTGTTGTTCTCGTTGTTGTAGAGAATGTGGTCGATGATGCCCTGTGTCATTAGCTTCGTAAGGGTTTCTCGTTTCTCAGTGTTCTGTGCCAGCAGGGTCTGGATCTCCTGAATCTGCCGGAGCGAGTCGTCCGTAGAAGTGTTCTTGATGGCTTCCAAGTAAGGCTTCAGGAGCATCCGGTGCGCATAGACCAGCTTGTTCATCATCGTGACGAATGCCTGCTTTAAGGAATCGTCCCGGACGTAGAGCATTGAGCAGCGGCTTTTGTCCTGAATGTGGGTGTTGCAGCACCATGCCGCGTACTTGTAGCCGGTGCAGCTGTGAATCCGCCTCTTGAAGGTATCGCCACATTCTCCGCAGATGATCTTGCCGGAGAAGGCGTATTGGCTCTGGTATTTGTCGGTTCCTTTGACGACGCCTTTTTCGCTTGCCCGCTGTGATATAAGTGCCTGTGCAGCTTCAAAGTCATCCCGGCTGATGATTGGCTCATGGTGATTCTGAACCATGTACTGGCCTTTCTCTCCGTGGTTGACATGCCGGTTAAATGCAGAATCCGAGAAGGTCTTCTGGAAAAGGCAATCGCCGACGTACTTTTCATTGCTGAGCATTCCGCGAATGGTAGTCGCCGTCCAGTGGCCGTTACGCTTGGTAGGGATGCCGCGCTCGTTCAGATCGTCTGCGACGGCATTGCTGCTTTTTCCAGCAAGAACTGCTGAGAAGATTTCCTTTACGACGGCTGCCTGCTCCTGATTGATGAGCATCTTCTTGCCGTCCCAATCGTAGCCGTAGGGCGGGTAGCTGACCTTGAAGGTTCCAGCCTCGAAGCGCTTTTGAATCGACCACTTGCTGTTTTCTGAAATGGAAACCGACTCGCCTTCAGCCATGCTGGAGAGGATCGCCAGAAAGAGCTCACTCTCCATTGATCCGGTGTTGATGTTCTCCTTTTCGAAGAAGATCGGGATGTTCAAAGCGAGAAGTTTCCTGACCAGTTCCAGACAATCTGTGGTGTTGCGGCTGAAGCGGCTGATGGACTTGGTCACGATAAAATCGATCCTGCCAGCCTTGCAGTCACCGATGAGCCTCATGAGCTCGGGACGCTTGTCTTTCTTGGTACCGGTGATTCCTTCATCAAAGTAGAGCCCGGCGAATTCCCAGTCATCACGGGAAGTGATGTAGTTTTCGTAATGGGTCTTCTGAGCATCGAGGCTTTCGAGCTGGGCGTCAGAGTCAGTAGAAACGCGGCAGTAGGCAGCTACCCGGAGCTTTCTGATTTTGCCCTTCGGGTTCTTCACTTCTGCGATTTTGGTTACTTTTTTCAAGTGAATTCCTCCTTTCCGTACGTCTATACATCACTCTGAAAGCCCTATATATCAAGCTGTTTCTGGCATTATTTCCGCGAACAGAGGAGAGAAAGTTTCTCGATTGATGGCGGTTAATTTGTTGAATTCAGCCACGGAGATCATGCCGGAATCGAGCATCATCTGCCCGATGGCCTGCGCCTGCCTGTAGTCCAGATCGCCCTGAATGCGCTCATGCGTGTAGTAGTTGTTTTCGGTTTTCTGTGTTTGGTCTGACATAGCATATCCACCTCCAGTTTCCACTGGAGATGGCAGGGCATTTTGAGCGGATGAAATTTGAGAAGTTCTGCGTTCCATGAGTATCCTCCAATCCGAGGAGTTCCTTCCTCACGGTTAAACAGAAAAAAGCGGCTCAGATTGAGGGGTGAAAATAAAAAAGGCCTGCGGGCATTCCGAAGAACACTCGCAGGCCATAAATAATGGTGTATTCAGTTATTTCACGCGGATCTTCCATCCGGTGATGATGAGGTTGACGTTCTTAATAAGCGTCGGGTTAAGCTGCTGGATTGAAGAGACGCTGGTTCCGTACTTCCGGGCGATTCCTGAAAGCGTGTCTCCCGACTTCACCGTGTAGTAGACAGGCTGGTCGGCATTCTGCTTACGGCAGAGTTCGTTGACCTTGGCCTGAACGGCTGAGTAGTCATACCCGGCAGCGGTCAGACGGTTCTTGCGATCGTCGCCGTTTCCCCATTTGCCTTCGAGGACTTCCTTGGCCAGTTCATCCACGGTCTTCTTTGGAGCGGGTTCCGGGGCGGGCTTATCGTCTTTGGAATCCGTGCTGTATTTCGGTACGCCGTAACCACGGATGTATTTGCCGCCGACCTGAAGAGTGCGTCTTCCGACGGCATTGCTCTTATTACCTTCGATGACCGTGATTGTTTTGTCGGATACTTTTTCCACGATACCGACGTGATCAGGCCAGCCATCATTGTCGCCGTTACCGGAGTCCTGCCAGTCGTAGAAGATGATATCTCCGGGGCTCGGAACGTAGTTATCATCCTCCACCCATTCCTTAAGGGTAATGAACAGAACGACCATCTGCCCGCAGCCGCATTCGGTAGGGATGATCTTTGTCAGCCCGCATTTGATGGAGACTGCAGAAACAAAGGTCGCGCACCATGCATCAGTATAGGTGACTTTGTATCCTCTGGCACGAGGTGTTTTGCTGTTATAGACATCAATGATCTCACGGTGGCTGCCGTCGGCTTCATTCTTTCCGAGCCAAGCTCTGGCCTGTGCTAAGACCTGCTCACGCTGAGAGGATGTGACAGGAGCAGAAGTATCACCTGTCTGTTTCCTATAGCCATTGAAGCCGTCCTTCGTGATGACGGACGGATAATCCACATAGGCATAGTCCAGATCCACGTTACCTGAGATGCCGCTCACCTTTCCCTTGGAAGAATACTGCCAGATTCCATAATTGCCGGAATAGGTGCATTTTGATGCATACTGAGCTACCCAGTGCGCGTAAGGCGTGAGCCTCCCGTCATCCATGCGTTCCTTGAAGCCGGAATAGGTGGAACCGTAGATGCCGACGAAGTATC